TTTGGGGGTTTAGTCTTAACGCCATTAATCACAACGTAATCACGTGGAAAAACATCGGACTTGTAACGCCTTAACCATTCAGCCCCAATACCAGGTTTCAAAGACATATGATTAAATTCGGGCTCTCGATCGATAATTTCTCCATCCTCAGTTATAACACGGTAATGTGACTCCGCTAATTGACCCGTCACCTTCTGAACACAATAACGGGCAATATAAGCAGCAGACTGAAAAGAAACATCACCAATACATGACATTCCAAAAGGCCATAATTTCTCAAGAATGGCCGAAGTATATAACCGAAATCCAGACGAAGTATTTTTGAACAGTTTTTTGTCAGGAAAATCAAAACCGAAAAGGCACGCATGATAATGGGGGCGAGCAGTAATCTCACCATACTCACCGCCCATATAAAAACGAATCCTATAGTCGGGAAACATTTTCCGAAGCCGTTTCATAAACTTCTGGAAATCGGAATACACCAAAGATCCACCAGGGGGGAAATGCGCATCATCATACGTGAGGGTAATGAAGGCATTCGAGTCGTAAAGCGAGGATTCATGCAGGCAACGCATGGCCCATTGTCTGGACCGCTCAAGGCGGCATCCAATACATTGACCGCAGGGAAGCTCCACATCGCCTACTACGCCCCGCTTGTTCCGAGAAACAAACTTAACCGAACCATCCGACATGCGGACAGCGGGCATGGGGTGGTAGCAAGGCACAGCATCACAGCCGCCAGCCGCCCCGCATAGGGCTGATGTTGGCAGCAGCCGTGCGGCTAACCTGACGACGGAAACGACGGGCAGAGCCGCCCTTAGACACTTGGCGACGGTTGACGGGACGCATAGTAAAAACTCCTCATGACCACGGCGCTAGCGCGCCAGAAAGACACCAGTTTGACAACGTGGTGTCACCTAGGCCAGTTACATCAAGTAGACGACTGGCCTAGGACCGACTCTACGCTGTCTTGCAGGGGCACGGCAAGCCCCATGCAGGCGTAAAAAAGGCGCCGCGCGCTCAAGCGACGGCGCCTGGACGACCTCACCAGGTCGAACATGGGGGACAAGTCCCCCATACCCCCATCAGGGGCGCTCGTGCAGATCCACAGCACGCGCCAGAAGCTTAGGAGGAGAGATCACCTCAATAAGCCCGGTCGAATCGTCAAAAACGCCCAATTGATACATTTCATAATCGGCCGGATGCCGAAAAATGTCATTGTCTTGGGCTTCACGATTCACTTCATCCCGAAAAGAACGAATAGCAACACCAGAAGTAGGAACAAAAACGGGACGACCAAAAGCCTGAGCGGCAAGGTCTTTAACAGACACAACGCATTGAATCATTGGAACACCTCAGAAGCAGAAGAACGGATATTGGAAACAAGCTCACGAACAGCCCGAGCCTCACGCTCGAACACAGCAGCAGCATCAGGCAAAGACTCACGACGAGCAGACCTGGACAGAGTAGCAGCCAACAAGTCAAGACCTTTGACGACACGCCGAAGATCAACAGGCATCAAATCAGAAAAAGGGGAAAGTAATGGATCATCGGACATAAAAGCTCCAAGTGCAACAGCGCACAAACAAATTATAACACAAACTACGACGACGACGACGACGACGACGGAGACGACGACGGAGACGACGGAGACGACGACGGAGACGGAGACGAAACACCACCAGACGGGACAGAAGCAACAGAAGCTACAGGAGCCGCAGGAGCCGCAGAAATCAGACCAAGCTGGACAGCCTCGTCCCGGTTAGCAACGTCGTCCAGGAAGGCCATCAAAGCCCCAGGATCGTTGTCGAAGCGTGCACGGATATGCGGAGGCACGCGAAGGAACTCATCCTGGGCAGCGATGACCATGTTCATAGCAGTATGGTAGTCAGAAATACCAGAAAAATCACCAGAAACAGGCATCTGGAGATCCTGGGGCAGCTGACCAGTCAAACCAAAACGACGAACGATGGTATTGATATCGCACTCATCAGCAAAAGACTGCTGCGCAAGAGACTCATCCTCACAACGCAAGCCAGACTCATCAGAAGCCTGCATTGCGTCATAGTTATAAGGAGAACGAACAAAAGGAACAGACATGATTACCTCCGGGAAGAACGAAGAACAGACAAAATAACCTGAACAATCGGAGCCAATTCCTTAGAAGTACGACCCAGATTTTCAAGACGATCGGCGGCTTGCTTATCCAAATCAAGCAAATCAGATTCGGCGTTAATCTTCCGAACCAAAGCCTGAACTTGATGCAACCGCTGGGTTTCAGTCAACTGCTGTTGACCCATTAAAGAAGAAGAAGAACGAAGATTCTCAATTAAAAATTCCAAACGCCTCCCTTCAGTCGGAATATTTTTAGTTTCTTCAATTAGCTTATTCGCTTGAGCGTTAAGCTGAGAAACAGAAGCATTAGATTGAGAAGCAGATGCATTAGCAGCCGCAGCCTGAGCATCCAATAAACGGCCTTGAGCAGCTTTGTTTTCAGTATCAGCCTCGATATTAGCAATCTGAGCCGCATTTAGCTTAGATTGATTAATAACGGAACCGACATTAGAAAAATTAGAGCCAGCAGAAGCCGCAGTAGAAGTAGGAGAAGAACCGGGACCTTGACCGTAAGCAAGCATCGGATTCAAACCAGCGGCCTGCAGATCCTTCACAGTCGTCTGATAACGAGTGGCATACTGCTGAGCAGAAAATTCCTGAGCATCATCTTGCCGAGAACCGGCAAAAAGATTATCAGCAATACCACCAAGCAAAGAACCACCAATAGAAAGTAAAGACATATCAGAAATGATCGATCAAACCAGGGACACTGTACAAAGGCATAGGCCGAACAGTCTTGCAATCAAAAAACGAATCAAATAAAAACTGCTGACCATTGGCAGCAGCACCTACAGCTACAACACGGGAGACAGGTGGAGTATCAGAAATAAAAGTGTCATTAAGAGTAGGCAAGGAAGTGAATTTTTGTGCAAGGTGCCAAGCGTCAATAGTGCCGGCAGAAGTGGACTTGAACAAACCAGAAATCATAGAAGGCTTGTACCGATATTCGGCCCAACGCTCCTGGTAGCCAAAAACGTTATTGTCCTGAGTGGAATTACCAGTTACGTAAATCTCTTTGTTCAATACAGCCTGTTCGCCAAGCATGGCAAAAGCAGGGAAATAAAAATCATACCTGGTAGACCTGGACCACATACGGGCCAAACCCTGTTGATACGTAAGGTCAGCACGAACAGAAACAAGACCAATCACAACGCCATGTTCGGTAAAAGACTGAGTGAACCCGTGCTTATGTGCAATCGTGGTACCAACACCACCAAGTGTAGCCAAAGGCGTAGTCGATCCAGAAGCACCAGTAGCAGAATTCTGAGCAACAGGATTAATCACAATAGGCGAGCTACCGCCGCCGAGATATTCGGGACGCTGAAGGCGAGCATCAGGAGAAATAACGCCAAAATGGGCACGAATTATTTCCGTATAACGCGTACCCCCACGCGCATCGCGTTCCAAAAGTTTTTGAATTTGGAAGGATTGCCGAAGTTGGTTGATAGTTGCAGCAGTTGCAGCAGATAGATCAGCATATAGTCCCGAAACGCCAGAAGTAACAACACCCAAAGACTTATTAAGACCAGCAGGACCAGAATAAGTAGCAGACCCGGGACTCGTATTGTAGAAACCAGTCGTAGGCGTTATATAAGCAGACGAAGAGTTCATACCAGCACCAAAGTTAGTAGTGCCATCAGTCAAGCCAAGAGCTTTACCAGTACCAAAGACAGGGGCAGAGGTGCCAAGAGGCAACGAAACGCTTGAACCGCCCTTCTGAGGCCATGGAAGGCACCCAGTAAAGTAGTCATGACGCTTGCCGCGGCGCTTAAGAGCATAGTTGGTAGAAGGACTGGCGTCGGGACCATCACCAAGATCGACAACGGCACTGTTTTGAAGGTTCTCATCTCGGAACCAATCGTTCCAAATCAGGTTATAGGCGCGGGTCCAGAAAGCACAATGAGAGACAGTCTGACCAGGTGTAACCTGGCCAACAGTAGGCAGACCCATGTAATCCTGCAAAGAACCGACAGCATAACCACCAGCAGGAGAAACCTGTTGAGGAACCAAGTAACTAATAGAATCAGTAGGGTTATCCTGTTCAACCATAAACTTCTGCCAATTGTTCCAAATCAAGCGATTGGGAACAAAAAAGAAGAAAGAGTCCAGGTGCATATTATCCATGACCGGATACAGCGGTGTCGCAAGACGTGCAAAAGCTGTCATCCGGAGATTAAAAGTATCACCAGGAAGGACCTCATCGACGTAAACTGGAATCAAATAACCAGCATCAAAAGTAGTCTTGTGAGCGAACTGACGATCAAAAGCAGCACGAGGGATATCCGCGCGAGGAATCATCGAAAACTGATGGGCGGAAACAGAGCGATTGCGATGCATCATATTGAACCTCTTTTCAAAAAAGACAATTGAGCTTTTTTTACAGTCTCTTTGACTAACAGACGGGCGTCAGTATTATCATGACGAAGTAGATATCCATCGTATTCACGACGAAAAATCATTTCAACAAATTCGAGGGGGGATTCACGCTCAAAAATTGCAACATAATATTTTGGGGGTTTAGTCTTAACGCCATTAATCACAACGTAATCACGTGGAAAAACATCGGACTTGTAACGCCTTAACCATTCAGCCCCAATACCAGGTTTC